ATAGCAAAAGCACCTGCTACAGCTCCGCCAACAACAGCACCTACTGCTGTACCAATAATGGGAATTGCCGAACCGATAGTACCACCTATAACAATACCATTAACTACCGTAGCACCTGCATCTATAGCCTCTGCTTCTACTTCGTCTATCTTTTGATCGCCAAAACTAGTAAGAGCAAATTCTGCTGCAATTTTAGTAGTTTCCCCAGCTATAGCTGCTCGCATACCTGTTGAAAAGGCTTTACCGAGCAAACTTCCTCTGCCTTTAGCTTTTGTTTTAACGGTTTCGTCATCAACAACACCAAGAATACCGCCTATTTGGGTTCTTAAGTTTGTTTTGCCGAGTGTTCCAAAAGCAACACCAAAAATTCCTTTTGCAAGCCCTTTTGTAACCCCTAGAAGTCCGTTTTTAACTACACCAATAGTTGCAAATCCAATGATTGCTATTGCAAAGAGTCCTGCTGCTTTTTCTACAATAGGGGCAAAGTCTATTTCTTCTCCAAAGAGACCATCAAGCAAGCCTTGTCCAAAGTTACCAGAGGCCTCAATTATTCCTGAGATAATCTGTTGACCTATACTTGCACCTTCTCCGTCTGACTTAAAGAAAGCAACAAGACCATCCCCAATTGTTTTACCAATTCTATTTGCAAGACCGCTTGTATTTACAAATTCAAGAATGTTTGGTAAGAAATATAAACCACCAATAGCTAAAGTAAGAGGCTGTGTAAGAAGGAATAAAGCACCTGCTGCAAGAACATAACCAGCGCCAAACAAAGCCCCTTGTGCCAAGCTTGAGCTTAACTCAGAAGGTAAGGCTAAGATGATAGCACTTGCAATAGCAGCCCCTGCAACAGCTATTTTATTCTCGCTTAAAAAGTTGCCAGTTGCTGCTGCTGCATCTCCAACATTGCTAACTGCACCGCCAACACGCCCATCCTTTTCGTTACCAATTGGTGTTCCAAGAAGAAAGTCATCAATACTTGTTTTAGTTTTACCAGCAAGGCTAGAAGTCACTTCGTCTAGCTTTTCAGAAGTTCTGTTTAGATAACCTAGTATACCTCCGTTTTCATTAAAATCTACGAGGAATGAGGAGAAAAACCCTGAAATAGCCTCTCTACGAGTTGTAAAAAAGTCTGTTGCAGTCTTAAAAGCCTCCGACTCTGTTATAGCTAACTTTAATGCGTTAGTAAATTTAGAAATAGATTCTGCTAGGTCTGAGAAAAACCCGCTTACACCCCCGCTTCTTTGAGCGTTTCCTGGACCTACTTCTACTCCCAAGATTACATCTGCCATTGCGGCTTTTACACTACGGGCAAAGGATTTAATTTTAGCAATAAATTCTGCAAACACACCCTCAGACAATATGCCTTCTAGTGTATATTTTTGTCCAGGCTCTTTTTCATCTTCAAAGAAAGGTGCTGGAATAAGGCTATCGCCAACGAGTGGCTTCCAGTATTCCACTGTAAATATTTTTACAACATTTTTGCCAAAAGCTTTTATCTTGTCATAAAATGCTTGAACATTAGTAAGCAATCCAGATGCATCAATTGTAGGTAAAGAAAATAAATTTTCAAAAGCGCTATTGCTACTATTTTGTTCTCCAATCCCTAAAAATTGCTTTAAAGATTCTGTAGCGCTCGTAACAGAAGTTTTAAAGCTTTCTATATCAAAATTAGAAGAAAATAAAGACCTAAAAACATCTTGAATTGCAATAACAGAGCTAAAAGCACTAGCTCTAAGTTTTAAGAGCTCAATCTTTACAATTGCAAAATAATAACTTGCATTATCAGCGACAAAGCTAAATGCAGAAGTTAAGAGCCCAATTTTATTTGCTGTAGACTCAGAGAACCCTGCTATCTTATCTATTTCACTTAAAGCTCTTTTAAACTCACTATTTAAGATTTGAGCAGATTCTCTAACAAGAGGAGTTAATAGTTCAAACTCATCCCGTATTCTAGGAAGTTCTTTTAGTAAAGCTTTTGAAAGCACATCTGAAGTAATTTGGCCATCGAATGCCATCTCTCTTAATTCAGATCTACTAACGTTTAAAGCATTTGTTAGCGCTCGTAAGATTTCAGGCGCACCTTCAGACACAGAGTTAAATTCTTCACCACGAAGTACGCCAGAAGAAAAAGCTTGGCTTAACTGGAAAAGAGCCGCTTCTTGTGTTGCTAGTGGTTGGTTTCCTAGTTTAGTAGCTTTATTAATTGCCTCTGTAATTGCTAAGAACTCACCCGAGCTTCTACCAGTATTACTTAAAGACCTAGCAAGTCGAGAATAAGTTTTAGCCGTAGACTCAAGACCTGTTCTTGAAGTGATACTTAATTTGTTTAAACGAGCCATCACCGCAGTTGTTTCAGCGCCATTCTTAGTAACAAGCTTTAACTGGTTAGTAAGGGCTTTAAAGTCATCTGCAGCGGATACAATACCCTTAATAGAAACAAAACCAGAATAAGTTGCAATAGCTGCTTTAATAGAGCTAGCTAACCCTTTTGTTGCCTTTTCAATATTGCCAACGCTAGTTTCTACTTTTTGTAGTTCACTTCTAGCTTGCTGGGTATTAGCACGTACCCGAATTTCTACACCACTCATGTTGGCTCCTTTAATAAAATTGCCCCCTAACAATTTCTCGATAATGAGAAGCCATCAGGGGGCAGTTTCTTATTCAGGGGTTAAAATACCTATTTTTGTTAGCACCTGTTCAATAAAATATCTAGGGGCTTGTTTACTGTGTCCGTTGTTTAACATTACAATGTGTTCTACAGGGTTTAAAATGGATCCTCCTAAAAAGCCATACTTGTCTTTTATCTTTTTAGTTTTCCAACCCGCTCTTGCTTCCCCTGTATCGACAGGTGTAACAACACGGAGTGTGTCTACTGAGTAATCCATTCTTTCTTCAATTTCCATACTGGCAAGCTCTTTAAGCTCTTTTTCAACCCTTCGCATTTCTTTTTGAAAATTAACAACGTCAACACTAACAGTGTTATTCATTTTTATTTTCCTTTAAAATTAATATTCCAACCAGAGTTATCACCATTTTTTGCCTTCAACATTAATTCTAAGAATTTGCCTTTGGGCATAGCGTGATCATCTTTTTGTAATTTAATTTGGTTTTCTTTTATTATTTTTAATGTAGGAAATAAGTTTTCAGCAGGTTCTTTTACCCCTTGTGATCTTAACATAAGATAGGTTCTTTGATCTTCTTTCCAACCTATAGGGTGTGTGTTAAAGAAGTTGATCCACTTTAAAAGTTCTAAGTAAGGCATTTCTCTCTCTATTTGATAGACAGGCATACCTAAATTAAATGCAACCTCGTAAAGTATTTCTTCTTCTTTTGTTAGTTTCCCACTGTCTCACCTAGACCTGCAATACGTAGAATATTCCCCGATAGCGCAGTTAGCTCTCCAACGGGAAATTCATTAAATTCTTCATTGGTAATTTCCTCTGCACCAATTACAGATAGACGAACAACATCTTTAATCAAGGCAATGTCGTCATAATCACTCTTTTTATTTTGAGATTTTTTGATTAGTTCTTGAATATAAAGGACTTCAGAAACTGTTAGTTTCTTAACCTCAACTTCATCATTCATAAAACTTACTTTTTCAATAATCTTTTTTCCAACTAGGTGTTTCATTCTAAACGGTCTTTCTCTTTAAATAATTCTGTATTATTAGCCTGAAAGTCATCAAGCAACTTTCTTACTTTGTGTAGTACATCTAATGTTTCCATGATTTCTTTTCCAACTTCAGAATCATTATCAAAGTCTTGGAATCGTTCAAAGGATTTTCGAATACTAATATCTACGCTTCTTCGCATGTGACGAAAGGTAGTACGCATTACAAATGGCTTACTAAAAGGTTTATCTTTCATTATATATCTCTTTTACAATAAGAGAGGGCGGTTAAGCCCCCTCTAATTTTAAGTATTAGGCAGCAGCAAGAGTTGCTGGGCCAAAGAAGTCAGACTGTGCAGACAAAGTAACAGTTGCAGTAGTTGCATCTGTCAAAGCAGGGTTAACCAAGATAGCTTCGATTTTACCTTTGAAGTAAAATTCTGTGTTATCTTTTGCAAGAGTTGAACCTGCGCCTTCGTCCTGTGTACAGGCAGACGCTGCCATCATAAAGCGGAACACAACTTGCTGACCAATAAGAGCGTGGATGCTTGTCATATTCTCTGCAATATAATTTACAGTAACTTCTAGGCTTGGAGCGTCTGATTGCCCTTGAACCTGAGAAGAAGTGTTCTGACCATAAACAGGAACGTTTACGATGTTTGCAGGAGTACCAATTGAAGGAAATTCTCGAACAGAAGGCATACGCACATGAGTTGCGTCTGCTGTTCCTGGAGTTGTTCCTACAAATAGTGCAGCACATTCTGCGGCAGTATCAGTGCCAGCAGGAATGGTGCCTGTAAAGATGTCGAGGTATGTAAAGATACCCGCACCTAGGGATGAAATGTGCGCCATTTGTTATTCTCCGTATAGTTTAAATGGTATGATGTAACTTGCGCTATAAAGCGACTTATTAGACGGGTCTAGCCCTTCCACATTCAAATAAGAT